CGCAGCCGTAGTCTGTCCACTATATGTAATGGTAAATGTACCACCAGTAGCAGTAACGGTAATCGTTTGTACTTCAGAAGTAGTATTAAGTACACCTGGAACTGTTGTTGCAACAACAGCAGTTCCTTTACCACCAGATAATACACCAGTAAATGTAGCTGGAGTAGATATATCGGTTTGTTTAGTAGATAGACTTCTAATGGCTACAAGTAATTCTCCTGTCACTGGATGAACCCAACCCGATTCGGAAGCCGTAGGAGTAGCTACTAAACCTTTAGTTTCAACTTCAACAGTATCAACATTACCTAAAGAATTAATCCACGTTAACGTGTAATTACCTGCCGTTCCGGTAACAGCTACATCATTGTCCGCAATGTTACTTAAAGCCCACAAAGCAGCTCGAACAGTTGCAGTTGATGCATTGTAAGCAAGTGCAGCAGTTGTTTGATCTTTATATCTAATTTTAAATGTACCACTAGATGCAGTAACAGTAATCGTTTGAACTTCTGATGTGGTATTGAGTACACCTACAACAGTAGTTGCTACCGCAGCTGCGCCCTGAAAGTTCCAATTTGGGGCAGTGTCATATGTAAAATAACTCATCTTTATTTTTCCTCTTTTTCTTTTTTAGGTTCTTTAGGTTCTTCTAATTCAACTTTGATTGCAAGATTTTTTTCTAGCACGTTAAGCAATGACAAAAACTCAGGGGCAACATCCTTAAGTGTAGCGTAATAGTTTCCTCTTGATTTTACCCATGTGATATATTCTTGTTTTAATTTAGATTTATTTGCAGGATCTAATGCAGAACTCAAATATATTTCAAATGTATCGATCCATTCAGTTTCTTTTGCCATTACTCAATATCCTTGTAGTATAATATTTATATTTATCAATCCCAATCTTTAGATAGATTGAAATTATTATGTGAAAAAGTCTTTCTATCTATCAACTTAACTATACCAAGATCAGAAATTAATACAAACCCTTCTGGGTTGGCTGGTTCATATTCTCCATCCTTATAATAGTACATTCTAATATTCTCAGGAACAAATTGAATTAAATCATTTAATATCAAGTCTTTACACTTAGAAATGTCATTAAATAGTTTCAATGCTCTTTGAATCATCTGTTTATTATCAGATAATACTTTAGAATCAATTGGAATTTGATCAATAGAATCATCAATAACTTCTCCAGATTTAATCTTTGAATTAAAGTATTTCGTGAACTCAGTAGAGAATGTTTTAATTAAATTAAAATCTATTTTAGAATTCTCCAATGAATTACATATGGATTTTATTATGGATATAGTTTTAGGTGAAAGATTAAACTCAGTTAAATCATTATGAAACAACTCAACTTCCTTTGAATTTTTCAATACACTTAAATCTGGATCATAATTTGATGTTAAATTATCAAGTCCCCCAGAATAAGAGGTATGAAAAGTTATTCCAATCTTTTTTGATAAAAGCATTGGATATTCTACTGCATACACAATAACATTCGGCTTAAATATCTCAAAGTCTATATTATCAATTTCCCTTCTATCTAAATCTTGCTGAGTGAATAGTAAATCACCTTGATAGAATAATCCATTATTAGGAATGCTTGATTTTAAATAAGTCAATGCATGGTATAATTTATCCTGCAAATCATCAGAATCACTATGATTTTTCTTTATATCATCTAAAGTAAAGTTCAATTTTGGGGATTTATTAAATAAACTTTTTGTCGATACAAAGAACTTATTATCAATATACCCAACAATGATGGATGGAGAACCATCCATCTTAATCTTTACTTTCAATTCATTCTTTAATAGTTTAGTCAAAATCGAATTAACAAAGATTAATCCATCAGTTCCATATATGAATGGAATTTCTTCTAAATGCGGAATGTGAGTAAGAACTTCTTGATTTGATAGTTTATTCATTATCTTATTTATTCATCCTTAAATTTCACTTTAAATGCAATTCTAGTTGATCCGCTGGATGGACCACCATAAGTCATTAGTCCACCATAAGATAATTTTGGTAGACATTTGAAATTAAATATATTATCATCATCATTTGATCCTACGAAATATGAATGAATTGAATTAGACTTTCTATTCAGAATGCAAAAGTAATGATCATTATTCTCCTTGAAGTGATTCAAAATTGAATGATACAATCGATCCAATAATTGTTCATTGGTGGACATTAATTCCCTTGGAAGTTTACCCGATTTGATAACTCCAGAATCCCCAACTAATCCTATTAAATTATTCTTGCATCTAAAGTAATCGATCAATGAAATGAACCATGAACCACTATTATTAATTTCAAATGATTCACAATATCCTTCAGAAATATATTCTAGGTAACTGGATACTGGTTTATCTCTGCGAACAGACTTATCAAATAGCGTATGTATAGAACTCAATCCACCATTAGATCCTTTGACTTCTACATTTAATGATTTATTATTGACATTAAGAATAACATCTGTAGAATTAGAACCTATCGAATTAGTGATATAAGTTACTGAAGGATTGATAGATTTGAAATATTCTCCTATTATTTCTTGGGCAGTAGAACCTAAGTTTAATCTACCAGAAGAAACTGGGGAAGGTTTTATTATTGATGATATTGGAATATATCCACAACAACTTAAATTGTCAATGGAATACTTAGTTAATATTAATGCCTTCTTTGATAATCCAATATCCCTACCTCGGTAGAGCTTTGAATCTTTGGTTAAGAATATTGGATGATTTATTGTTGATTGGTTCAGATTATAATCATAAACCTTGGTATTTTCTTTTACTGGGAATTCATATCGAAATTGGAAAATGCAATCTGATTCATTTGGAATATATATACTTCTCGTGCCGGAATTAGGAAAATCTTCTTGATAGGGAAAATTTTGAATTCCTAGATTGCATGATTTCCACACATACCCATCGGGTAGTTGTGGATTCATATTTTACATAATTAAAATTTAAAGTTTGTGGTTGCCTTCTTAGAAGTATTAGGAATATCAACTAAAGTCTGCCCATGATCTTCAATGTTATAAAACTTCATTTTGGATTTATCTAGTCCGACAATAAATCTACTATTTTTATTCTTATCTGAATATCTGTTCTTCAATTGCTTCCATGCAATCTGATTCATTTTAGCTAATTCAGCAGGTTCACTCATAGCAAAGAATGAATCAAATGTAAATGCCGCACCAATAGATTCAGAGATATCACCCAAGTCATTATCCGAAGATTGCATCCCAGTTCTATTGAATTGTGTGAATGTCAATATAATACTGTTTGTGGTAACAGCCAATCCTCTAAGTTCTTCGGAAACTGCCTTTATTCTACCATATGAATCAGATCCAGAATACTTGGCTGAAGCACAGATATTTAAGTAATCGATGACAATTACTTGTGGAACAAATGACTTTTTAATTTTAAGTTCATTCAACAGAGTTTTAAAATGACCAACATGAGCATCCCCAGGAGGATATTCTTTAACAATCAATTTACCATTAGTTTTCTGGCTGATCTTATCAATTTTAGATAGAAAATTATCCTTTTCCAAAAAGGCAATATCATCCAAATCGATATTTAAAAGATTAGCATCAATTCGTTCCGATATTCTTTCCTCAGACATCTCCAAAGTAATATAAAGTACATTATATCCTTTAGCTAAACATGAAGCTGCATAGTGTACACCAAAGATTGTTTTCCCTACACCAGTATTAGCAACTACACAATTTAATGTTTTATAAGTATATCCACCTTTAGTAATATGATTTAATATATCAATATCAAAAGGTACTTTAGTTTCTACAGTAGTATAGAAATCAAAACGTTCCGAAGCATCTTCAAAATAATCATGACCGATTGAATTATCAAATCCAACAGCTAATGCATCTTCTAGTAAACTAGGAATAGAATTTCTGGATAATTTCTTATCCTTGCCACTCATTATGTGAATGGCTTCCATGATTGCATTAGTAATCGCCCGATCCTTACACCACTTTTCACTAGAGTCAATTAACCACTCTGTAGACTTTTTAGTCTTAGAAAATTGATTAACTAATTCTAAACAATCTTTGTGAACCTTTTCTGGAATCTGTCTTGAGTTTATTTCAACTCTTAGAATTTCTTGAGTGGGTAATTGATTGAATGCTTCAAAGAACTTTGATATAATTCTAAATATTTCTTTATCATGAGCTGATTGAAAATATTCTTCTTTTAAGAATGGTAGAACTTTTCTGGTATAATCTTCATTATTTGTTAATGCCTCGAGAATTGCAAAGTTTAAATCATCTATAATAACCTCCCATCAATAAAGTCAATCTGAAATTTTATACTAAGTTCAATAAAAAGTAAAGAATTATTTCATACTATGTTCATTTATTATATCATTAATAATTGATTCCATGATTAATTTAAATGAAGTTCCATCTTCAATGAATACATCACCTGATAGAATTCTATAATTGTAGGATAATTTACCTTTAACTTCTTTAAAATCATCAATGGAAAATTCTAAATCTTTGAACTGACCATTGATGATTTTAATTTTAGTTAAATCAGATTCCCTAACTATTTCATAATTCGGAATCGTCATGATTGATTAGTTTAGCTACCTTAAATTTGTTTTCAATAAACTTCTTGAATTCTGGATCATTCAATATTGGTTCCATAAATTCCTTAGTATAGGTATCCTTTTCTCTAACCTTCAATCCAATTACTTCTCCGGTCTCTCGATTTACTTTATTATACCAACCATTACTTGGTTTGATTATATGACCAGATTCTAAACATAACTCTAAGAATCCAGCCCATTTATTTAATCCACCTTCATAAGTGACTAGGAATGGTATTTTTGATTTCTCTTTAACATATCTGGATTTATCCACATTTAATGTAAAGTTCCACCCTATAATATCTGTACCATCCTTTTCTTGGGATTTGCCAATCATGAATACAGTAGTCGCAGCAAGCATCCCACCAGTACCACCACTCATAACATCTTTTGGAAATAGATCCTGCGTTTTATAACTATGATTGATAGCAATCAAAGGAATATTCTTCAGTGGAAAAATTGGAGTAAGCATACGCCACAATCCCTTGAAATTCCGTGCTCTGGTCATATCTTGGGCTGACTTCTGATCATTGGCATCATCTAATTCTTTTTTAGATGCAAGTCCACCGATTGAATCGATAAAGAATATTATTTTATCCCCTCGTTCAATTTGATCTAATTTTGCCATAATATCAAATTTCAATTCTTCTAAATTCATGATTGGTTGATGTATAATCCTACTAGGATCTATTCCAACAGCCTGAAGATAATCTGTAGTAATACCAAATTCGGAATCGTAGAACATACAAATAGCATCTGGATATCTATCAAAATATGATTTAACCATCATTAAACCTAACATAGATTTAAAGTGTTTACTTGGTCCGCATAAAAATGTTATACCAGCATGTAATCCACCATCCAATGATCCTGATAATGCTACATTGAATATCGGATAATTTGTTGGAATGACATCTATATTGTTAAATAGTTCCGAATCCGATAATACATCCCCATGTTTTAAAACTTTTACTTTAAGTAATTTGTCCATCAATGACATAAGCTATTCATTTCCTTCTGTTAATTATTAATGTACTTCCCCAGATATATCCATATAGATCAACTTATTGGATTCTATATGCAACTTCAATTTATCATCATCATAATCAACTTCTGGAATGAACCAGTCATAATCATCTACCAATTGACTTAAATCAATTTCAATTGGATTGGCTAAATCTTCTTCAGATTCACCTTCAACTAGATATGCAATAGGAATAATCCTAGTAAACGAATCGGTAATTTTACCTAGAGTCTTGCTTATCATTTCATCTTTATCATCATAATCACCAATGATTGACATAGGAACTATATGATCATCAGTAATAAAGATATTCATCCCTGCGAAATACTTCTCACTATCTTCATCATAGAAAAAACTTATGGCTACAAATTTATAATTTGAGACTTTCAACTAGGATACCTTATAGAATTTATGAGAACCAATTTGGATTTTAAAATCTAATACCCTCGACCAATTTGGCTTCACTTTTAGATTGTGAAAGTGTGTTGCTCCATTAGTAGGATCTTTAACTTTACCCACTAAAACATCATGTGCTATTTGACTTGTTTCTTTGACATAATGAATTTTACTAGGTGAGAACCATTGAAATTGTCCTGGTTCCCTAAGTACATCACACACTGTACTTGGATATTTTTTGTGTTTAGTTCTATTGACTATAACATGTGCTACCGCAGCCTTTCCTTTTTCTGGCTCTATTGATGATTCATAATGAATTGCTGCGGAAAGACATGTTAACTCTTTTTTATAATTTGCTGATGCGTTTTGTGCTACTGCCGAAAATATTAATAACGACAAGACAATGAAAAAATTCTTCATTGGATGTTTTCTCCTATATTTGGGTAGTCTCCCATTTGCTATTATGGGGTACTGGATATTTCCTTTTGTGTAGATTGTTTAAAGAAATCCTGATATAATTTAATCACTTCAGGGGCAATGAAATCTTGATTCAATACATATAGAACTTTGAATTTGTCAAGATTAATAGAATATTTATCATTGGAAAAATGAACTATATTGCATGGAACAGCTTTCAGAATTCCATCCTCTTCTTCCAGCAAGACTGGATCTAAGATTTGATATGAATCAACATAGTCAGCCTTGATCCTACCAACAACGCTGATGTTATTGATTGTTTTAAATAAATGTATTGTCATTATAATTTACCTCAAAGTTATTGTCAACTGACATTATATCAACTGTAAACCCAATTGTCAACCAAAAAATGATTCCAATGTAGTTTCATCAGTTGCTTTCCAATTACAAATTCCCATGATATCACTAACTGGTTTCAAGAAACATCTATCCCACATTTCATCATAATCAATATACTTTTCTAAATTAAACTCAGGTGGAAGTTTATCATTATAAGCTATACAATATGTATGTGCAGTATTCGGATACCTTAAATTCAATACTTTTATACCATCCCCAGGAAATATTTCATCATACTCTCCAACTAGATTTTTATCCCTAAGTAACTTATTATAGTAAAGTGCTGCCCGAACATTGAATGGGCATTTCTTTAATACTACAGAACTATCTTTAGAATCATATTTCTCAAGATCAGATACCTTGGCGGGTTTAGCAATGTCATCATAATGCAATCCACAGAACCATTTAAACTTATCTTCAATATATTCTTGAGTAGATTGTTCACCTTCCGTCAACATTATTTTAAATACTTCTTTAAACAATGCCTTAACTTTAACTGGAGTAGTTGATTTAATGGCTTCTACACCCATCATCTTTAAAACTGGTTCTTTATACTGAACACCTTCAGAATTCAATATATATTGAATATATCTCTTCTTAGCAATAAAGATTGATTTCTTAGCAATACCCTCTCGCTTAACACTAATAAACGAATCTCTAGCATTCAGATTATCTGCTAGGGTTTTTTGAGTAGATTTAATGATTGGTGCAATTTTATCTTCATAGAATCGATCTAACAAGTTTACTTTAGATAAATCATCATTTTCTTCTGCCTTAGCCTTTTTAATGATGTCAGAGAAATTCAAATATAATGAGTCAGTATCACCAGCTATAGCCCTATCATTATTATCCTTTAGAATGGATCGTAAATATTTATTAATAGCAGCTTCAGAACTTCTATTAATAAATTGCCCAGTTAATGTTACCGACTCAGCTAATCTAACATCAAAGTACCTAAATGACCCAGTACCTAATGCGCCGTACAAAGAATTTAATGATAATTTAACGGCAGTCTGCCTAGCATCTAATACAACAATTTCATCATTTAACTGTTTGATTAAACTAAAATTGTGAGATGGAACACTCTGTAACTCTTTCTTTTTACTTAACATTAAAGATTTAATCGTATCTCTTTCAATTAAACCTTTAATTACTAACCTCGGTATAATTCCAAGTTCATTCTTTTTGAATAGATATCCAGTGGCAGTTAAATTCCAATCATCCGGTATTACCGGAAAGTTCCCATCTAATAGAGACTGAACATTAACATTTGGAATATATTCACCTAATGTTTCTGGGGAAATATTAAACTGATAAATTGTATATGGATATAATGATTTAATATCTACAGACAATACCCAATCATATATTCCAGGAATAGTTTCCTTTACATATGCACCTTCAAATTCGGCATCAGAATGTGTCTTATGTGGTGGAACACAAATATTTTCTTTTAGCAATTCCCCGTAGATATAAGAATCCCAATAGGCAGTTACACCAAGAGTTTCATCATAATTGACCCTACCCATATATGCCAAAGAATAAACTATATTAAAATACCCAAGTTTATCTTCCATACGCTTTACTAACAATGCATCATGAATACAATACTCAGTATGTAACTTTGGATTTTTATTATATAATTTCTTTAGATTTCCATATTCAGAATAATCAATCTTCTCTTCCCCAAGAACTGTTTGGGAAATAGTATTCAATTTCATATTCTCTTGTGGACCAAATACAGTTAAACCAAATTTCTGGAACACTTCTAAATAATCTAGTAACTGAACACCATAGATATTGATGTCACAATTTATATTTCCAAATTTCTCAAATTGCCTTAGATAAACGTTATTCCAAGGGGATAGTCTCTTAGCTGATTTCTCTCCAAGAACTTTTGAAATCCTATTATATAAATAAGGTAAGTCAAAATTATTACTAGACCAACCAGAGAATATATCAAAATCTTCTCGCTTAAGGTAATTGAGAAATTCCTGCAATAATAATTTTTCATTTCCTGTGGATACTTGAATATATTCGATGGGATAAGTTACCCCATCAACTTCCATTGAATCTAATAATTTAAATTTGGATTGATCTTTAGGTAATATAGATGCACACCAAATAGTATTTCTACTAGAAACTACTGCAATAGTAACAACCTCAAACTCAGCTTTATGTGGTGCTGGAAATTCATTAATAGAATCGCTATGAACTTCAATATCCAAAAATGCAGACTTGACTATGTTCTTATCATAAGTAATATCAGTATTGTAAAATTTATGGGCAAATTGAATTGGATATCTTTTCATTCCATGAATTTCAAACCCATCAAAATCTTCATATTCCTTATAGAAATTATCACAATCCTTCATAGAATCAAATTCCAATTTCTTCATTGGAATTGAACCCACTAGACTTTTCCAATCAGAAGGTTCACCATTTGATTTAATAAAGGCTTCTGGTTTGAAGGATACTTCATCATGAAATCGAATACCATTCTTGTAACCACGATGAAGTATCTTGTTACCATACTTCTTTATGTCTGTGTAAAATATACTCATTTATTATTAACGCCGTGTATGTGAAGTAAACTTATAAGCCAATCAATCCATCTAAAATTTTATAATACACCAAATTGGATAAATTATCAAGAGTATCTTCAGCATCTAATGTCGTTAATTCTTTTAGATTGAAATTATAATAGATTAATCTGATTGATTTAAATTCTGGATCTAAACAGCCCATTATTAAGTCAATAACACGACCATATTTATTTGAGAATTTTGTAAGTTCAGCTAATTTGACATCAGCATTATTGGATTTAGAATAATCTGGACCATTTGGATCTCTATTAAAGGCAACTTCTGGAGAACACTTCAAATAGAATAGGTTTGAAACATTCCCCAAGTTTGGCGTAGTTGATATAACTGATTCATAATGATACTGAGTATTTAGATTATAATTATAAACAGCAGAACTTATTGTCGATCTACTTAGTAAAATAATAGCATCTGGATTTTCAGATTGATATTTAATTATTTCTTTGTATAACTCAATTCTAATAATTTGAATCATCATCAATTTGCTAATGTCATCATCCGATTGTTTTAATGCCGATCTCATATTCTCTGCAACCACAGATCCATCCAATCCAACACCATCGGAAAAGGATTTAACTTTAAATCCATTAGATCTCAATCTATCTTCTAAGGCATTGATTAATGAAGTTTTTCCGCACCCATCTATACCTTCAAATATATAAATCATTTATAACTACCTGAAAGTTTAACTAAATCTTCATTTGAAAGTTCTTGAATATTTTTCCATAACCCATTTATTTCAGTTATTTTAAATACCTGCACATTGTTATTTTTGGTCAATTCTAACATCTGTCGCATCTGCACCACATTATCCGAATATGCATACATTAAAGTTGCGAGAGCGCCAAGGCGATCAGCATTCTCTTTCAAAAATGGGGCTTTCAACAAATACATAGTAGATTCTTCTGGCTTGAATCGATACTGATGACAATCAAGCCAACTTATTGACCTTTGGGAATCGCAACAATCAGTCCAAAAATCTCCGTCAATTAGACTCCACTGAACTATCCTAGAAGTATCCTTTGCCCACTCTACTATCATATCATGATGTTTATGCTTAGCCATTATAATTCTTTCCTATTTTATATTTTTGAACAAATCTCACAGATCCATTTAGTCTATCTTCATAAGGAATTATAGTGATGGATGATTGACTTGCCATCTCACTTATCAATTCCTTATCAATAATTTCCAACAAACCCCATTCTTCTAATCTTGTTACAATAAGATTCCTTCTTAGTATATCATCTTTTTTATAATTTGCAAGCCTTCCATCCATTTCAAACAATTCAAAGAATAGCATTATTGCATACTGACCACGCTTATGTAGTATATGGCAACTCTGCCAGAGAGTTTTAACACCATCCTTTACCGTACAAATGCCTATTCTTTCAAGTGTTTCCCGAATTTTTGGGAAGTCATCAGGATCATTCAATTTAACTCTAACACCAAGCCCCTTAAACAAATCATCTTTACTTCTCATTTTTAATTCCTTTTATTTTTATTATTTGTTCATCTGTCAATAGTTTTTTTATTTCTTCAGCTTTTCTTTGGGATACATTATAATAGACTTGAATATATTCAAGATCATCCGATTTTTCTACTTTCAACCATTTATATTTTGTACCCTTTGATATTACATTTCTATAAAAATCAAATTGCCACTTAGATGGAATATTATAATTCTTATTGATTTCATTGGCATAGAATAATGTATTTTTCTCGTGGCTCAATGCAGTATCAATTATCCAAGAATTATAATCACCAGATATATCGGTCCAGTCAATATCAGACTTTTTTATTATAACATTAAGTATTTCAAATGGAGACATTTAATTCCATCCATCTAACATCATAAGTTCCGTTAGACATGCCGCAGTATTGATTTCTTGATTTGCTACCTGAGAAACATAAGATTGATACTTAGCTAATATTAGAACCAACTCTGGAATTGCACTTGGTTTTAGATTGTCATATGAAGTTTTATATAAAGAATCAAATAATGTAGCAGAATCAATATCATTATTCTCAATCAACCATTTTCTCATTTGAGTAAATTCTTTATTCTTTAAATGCCCAATTAATTCCTTAAATACAGTTTCTTCAAGTGTAATCAAAACTCCTGCATCAATCTTTCCGTTACCAGAATATCCTTGCAATGCATTAAGAACATTCCTAAAATCCGGAAACTTTTGAATAATCAACTCAACAATTGCAGATTCGACATATTCAACGCCTTCAACTTTTAGAATTTGAATACACCTCTTTAGAATTTGTCTGGCTATCTTTGGTCGTTCAGAAGCAGTGATTGAGAATTCCAACGAATCACACCTTGATTGAATCTGTGGAATGATCTTATGCTTATAATTTGCCGTTAGAATATGGGAACAATTTGATGAATACTCTTCCATAAATGCTCTCATAGCATTTTGAGTAGCTATTGGTATTGCATCAGCCTCTTCCCATATTATTGCCTTTTTGTTACCGGAAAATGATAGTGTTGATGCATGAGTCCTAACATTGTTTCTTAAAGAATCTATATTTGCATCCAGAGAAGCATTTATAGAAATATAATCTACTCCCAAATCTTCGCATATTGCCATTGCTAAAGTAGATTTACCACAACCTCCCGATGGATGTGCTAACAATAGATTTGGAAGGAATCCTTTATCAACTATACCTAAAGCTATTTCTTTGGTTTTTTCTGGTAAGATACAATCTTTAACTGTTCTTGGTCTATATTTTTGCGCCCAAATAAATTCATCATCCAAGTACCTCATATTAATTATTTAACCCCTCAAGAAAATTTTGATTGACGATCCGCTGAAATGTAGTATACTAATCCAATATTCTTATTTGTAAATTTTGAGATTAGTTTAGATGAAATATCAATCGTATAATCGCCATTAATTATAGTCAAATTGTTAGTATTGAATATTACATTGAATTTTAAATCTGGATTATAATTTGCCGGAAGTTCCGAAGAAAATGAATTAGAACCAGTATCAACGCTACGCAATTTAGTATCCTTAGATTCTAAAATAATTGTACCGTTATTATCTGGATTGTTTCTAATGATCATGGATTCAACCTTAAGAATCGATGCAGCCTTTAACACCGTTGACATATCTTCCGATTTCAAATCAAAAGAAATTTCAGCTTCTGGCATCTTTAAAGTTGATGGGCATTTTACTTGAAATACATTTGGATCACCATAGCCATATTTAATTTCTCGATTAGAATCCATATCTTTAATCAAAATATGATTATCATTAAAGATAATATCTGGGGATTTAAATAGTGATATGATGTTAATAAATTCACTCAAATTCTCAATAGCAAAATTTGGGAATTGTTCTGCGGCTGTGTAATAGGCAATCAATGATTTGGATAAATTGATTGTTTCTAATACGTTTCCTTCTTTAACATTTAAATTACTATTAATGGTGGAAAATGATTTCCACATATTAATAGTTTCTTGTGATAATTTCATTTAATAATTTCCTATGCTAATCAATTGAAATTGTTTGATGGTCTCTGATGAAAGAATCGAACTTTCGTCACATGCTCCCAAAGCATGTAGTCTACCATTAACCTAATCAGAGAATTTATTTGGTTGCGGGTATTCGATTTGCACGAATGATCTTCTGCTTATGAGACAGACGAGTTAACTACTTCTCCAACCCGCAATATTCTGGCTCCAAGGACTGGCTTCGAACCAGTAACCTCATCCTTAACAGGGATTTGCTCCACCAATTGAGCTACCTTGGAATATTTCTTTAATCTATTTATAATACTTCTAAAAGCATCCCATATTCACGTAATGCTTGAATATCTTCTGCGGATAACTCTGCATTTTTAAATTCTGCAAAATTTACCTTATGAACCTCAAATTCAATTTCCTTTGAAGTCATTTCCAACAATGTCGATTCAAATTCTTTTTTAGATTCTTCAGTAAATATTGGCTCGCCCGTTTCCGGTTCAAAATTACCAGAACTAAGTTTCATCATCAATTTGAATTTTTCCATCTCAAATTCTGAAACTACTTTAACTAATCTATTTAGATTCTTGTCGATTGCATATGACACTTTTGCAGGAAACTTAGTTCCACGAATTTCCAATAACGTTTTGTATAAATTTAAAGCATCTGATAATTTCATTAGTTTTTACCTTAATTGACAAAGGATGATTATACTATGATAATGTATCCTTTGTCAAGTGATTTGTTAATATTATCGAACAAATTCCCATGAACCATTTACACGTTTCCATTCTCCAACACCACTTACCGACTCAGTAGTAATTGATTGAGAAGCTACAATGGTATTAGTTTGGTGAACATTATTAGTTGCAACATTAGATGCTACTGGTTGAACTTCAACATCTTGTGGTTTATTGGCACTATTAACATCACGACACAAAGCAGCTTTGTTACCATGTTTAGATGCACACATAATTTCTAAACTTGCACCCAATTGACCGATAGATGCTAATGCTTTAGCTAATTCCAATTGTTCACAATTTTCATTGGTATAACTACCCGAAACACTAAATCCAACCCCAGGCATCATTCCAGCAGCACCAATTGTTTGTTGACATACTGCCGTAGGCATAGGTACGAACAATGCGGCTGAAGGTGTATTATGATGTGCCCGAGGTGTACTGAAATTTACACTTTGAGCATTACCAGTATTATTTGCTTGTTGTGTTTGATTAGATGACCCCCCACTAGCATTTGCCGTAGAATTACCAGAATCCTGAACAGATTGACTTTGGGTTTGATCTGATGATCCACCTGAAGCATGACTATTACCAGAATCCATAATTCCTTGCTTTTGACCTTGACCCTGCATTTGACCTTGTAGCTGGCCTTGCATCTGATCTTGTGAAGATTTATTAATCACATCAACATGAGTATTAACTTTATTAATATTACTCACATCTGGATTTGCATTAACCACAATATTAGAACTTGATTGTGGACCATTGTTATTTCCATTACCACTAGCAAATGAACTAGAATTGATAAACAACATACCAACAACTGCCATTACAATAAATAACCCACTCATATTAGCTTTTTTCATACTTCAACTCTCCTTTTGATTAAAAATAAACTACTTCTTTGGATACAACAACAATAAAACTATTAAAATTCCTAAATACAACATATATAAATCTACCACATCAATCTACTACTAAAATTTGATTAGAACTGAACTTTTGCTCTGACTCCACAAAAGTTTTGATTGTTCCTGGTTTTGGATTCTGCCTAGCTTTCGGCAATACAGTTACAATCAAAACTCTGTAAGAATTCCAGTCAATTACTATTCCTTCTTCATATGATTTAGAATATACTAAATACTCACCTTTAGGTAAATCACTAATCTTCTTAGTGACTCGATCTAGTATTATATCCCAGTCATTTCTCTCCAAATCACTTCTACGAACCTTAGCTTGACTAGCAGCATGTGTAGAAATTCTAACTGGAATTTTATTATACACATTTTGTTTCAAGGCAGATTTTAAAGCATTCTGCCTTTCGACTTCCTTTTCGGTTTCTCTTTGAGAAACCCGTTCATCAGCTTCAGTTATAGATAACTTATTAGTTACCCATGCTATATAAGATTTTAAATCCACAAATCAGCCTTTTGGTGGTTTATAGTTATGTTCATCTTTGTAGTAAAAATAACTTACTACAGATTGAATCACCAAGTATCCACCGAACATTATTACTAATACATCAGTGATAAATTCTAAATCCATTTAAATTACCACACAAATGATAATTGATAAAACCACTGCAAAGTAACTAATGAATACTAATCCTCTTGTTGAAATCATTTTTATTTCTCCTTTAATTTTTAATGTATGATGCATTGTATATCAATTTAAAACATTTGTAAAGCAAATTTTAAGGAACTTTCTCAATTTGTTCATATCATCATCTGATGGAATAGAATCATCAAAGTATTCCTTAAATTTACTCAATATTGCAACATAGATAGCATGGTTAATATTTAATTCATCTGGATTCTGTAGTGCATTTAAATAGATTGTTATATAGCTAACGATCTCAATAGAAATTGATTGATACTCATCGAAACAATCATTCTCTTTACAACAAGTATTCATTGGATCAATATCAAATAACAACTTAGTTAATTCGATATCAATCTCAGTTTGTTGTTCTCTTGTTATCATTAAATTTACTCTCACGATTTAGTTTGTTTAAATACCGTTTACATCCAGCAATGTTTCCAATATACAGAACTTTATTGGTATTGTCAACAATATAATGAGAATCTTGCTGAAATCGTACTACGGAAAATCCAATATGAGATTCATAATTGTCATAAATTGAATTGATAATAGATGCAGATCTTCCTAATGGGATGACATTTAATTTTAGTGAATTAGCTAACTCTTTGATTTTTAATTCATTATGCTCCATTTAATTTTCCTTCAATACTGTAAAGTTATTTTTCATATCAACTTGAATTACATTATGGAATTTATCTGCCCATTCTGGCCTGTGACTAATTAACCACACATTAGAACCTTTCATCGAATCTCCAAAGATTATATTATTCAATAATGAGATACCTTCTGAATCTATAGATGAATCTAAGATTTCATCCATAATCAATAAATTTTGATTCAATGAATTCTTTTGTTTAACCAATTCACGCCATGCAAATATAATAGATAAATCTATTCTTAATTTCTGACCCTCAGAAAAGCTGCCATATGTAAATGCATCTCTATACCTGGATTTAATGGTTTCTTCAAACTGTTCATTGAATTCAAAGGATACAAAAAAATCTAATGTAGCAAGATACTTATTTATCAATGAATTTAAAATTGGAAGATACTTCCTTATAATGGAAGT